GCGGGTAGCTCTTTTGGGACGGGCGGTGCGGATAATGCAGGATCATCAAACGGGGCTGTGAACCTTGCTGGCGGCCGTCAAGAATTCGTGATGCTGCTGAATGGTCATACCCATACAGACGCTTACCCCACGATTATCACAGCTTCTTTTGATCCGAATGTACCGAATTATTTCGCAAATGTTTTGAATACAGACCCAACAAAGCTCCAGAATGCAGGACATTACCTATACGCCCACTGGGATGTTTACCCGGCAATCGCATATCCGACTGGGTCAAGTCTGGTGTCATCGACGTACGCCGCAGCGACTGCCGGCGGCACAGTTAGTAATGAGGACATTGCATTCCTTATGACATCTTCGATATCTCGGGCGAATTCAACTGACGCAAACGTACCAGATTTTGACAGCTATAAAGACAGGTTCCGTACCGCTGTTTCTCCCTATGTTATATCTCAGAAGTATGGTGGAAAAAACAACAATCTTTTCCGAATCCATGCTTTAGATGATGGTGCGATAGGAAATACTAGGGTAAAGATTTCTATTGAGAATATTGTTAAGTCCACAAACGTAAATCAACCATTTGGAGCGTTCGATTTATTAGTGAGAGATTACAACGATAGTGACACCGAGCCGGTCGTCATAGAGAAATTTTCTAAGCTTTCTTTGGATCCAGGTTCTGATCGATATGTTGCTAGGCAAATTGGAGATTATCATTTGTATTATGACTTCGATAAGCGCGTTGGATCTCAGAAATTGATTTTGGAAGGTGCTTATCCCAACAAGTCGAATTATATTCGCGTTGAGACAAACACTCAACTTGATAAGGGGAAGCTTCCCGCGGATTGCCTGCCAGTCGGATTCCGCGGTCCGCAGCATCTAGTTACCTCTGGATCTTCGATATTTGGTCAGCCAGGCGATTCTGCTACACCACTTCTCAATTCGTCTGTCGCTTCTCGTCTTGTTCAATATCCGGTGCCATATCGAGCGACAGTCTCTAAGAATGTTACTCCGAAAAAGGCACTCGCCGCTGAGCTTTACTGGGGCGTCCAATTTGAGGTGAAGGATCTCGTAGCTGAGCCTAACAAGAACGTAAAGCTCGACCCATCAATCAAGCACTACTCGACATATTTCGCAAATTATTCGCAATCTGGTCGTAAAGCGATGGTGGGTAATAATGAGGGTACAGCTGATAGCAGTGGCACTGTTTTAGACGCCGATAAATTTAACAACAATTTGTTCAGTCTGGAAAACATCCAGGTTTGTACAACCACCGATTCCACTCCGGTTGCTGATTCGAAGCAATGGGCCGCTGCAGTGTACCGCAGATCTGGTGTCGCCGCATCGAGTATACCGGATATCGATGGTACCGCAAGAACCCTAAATGCCTCCGGAGGCTCGCGCTTGTTATCTGTAGCGAATGATTTCGGTCTTTCCTCTGCTCGCCGTTTTCTTAAGTTCTCTTTCATAGTTCAGGGGGGCTTTGATGGAGTCAATATATTCAATAATGAGAAAGCTAAGTTCTCCAATATTGCTGTGACAAAGGAGATGGCAGATGTAACGTTACAGGGCGGGGTAACGGGGCCAACAGTCGCCGCGTATCGTAAGGCAATGGACGTTCTTGCTGAAAGATCCGATGTTGATATTCAGCTTTTGGCAGTTCCAGGTATCCGTCACAAGTCGGTGTCTGACTACGTAATACAGTCTGTTGAGGAAAGATTCGACGCAATGTACATTATGGACATTGAGAATAAGGACACGTATAACGAGGTAGTCACCGGATCTGCGCAGCTAACAAGCGTTACGAACACGGTCAATACATTTTCTGGTCGAAACCTCGACAGCTCGTTTGCAGCTGCATATTTCCCCGATGTTATTATGACTGACGTAGGCACATCCACAAACGTGCAGGTACCACCGAGTGTGGCTGTTCTTGGTGCGTTTGCGCTAAATGATTCTGTCGCATATCCGTGGTTCGCCCCCGCCGGTTTTACGCGGGGCGCATTGAAGAACGTTTTAGAGTCTCAAGTGAAGCTGAGTAGAGCAAATCTTGATGCGCTATACGACGTTGATATTAACCCAATCACCGCATTCCCCCAAACCAAGGGAGAGGTTGTTGTTTTCGGTCAGAAAACGCTCCTTGCAGCGCAGTCAGCGTTGGATAGAGTGAACGTACGTCGTCTTTTGATTGAGATTAGACGTCAAGTTCGCGCAATCGGTGATACATTCCTCTTCGAACCGAATAGAGAATCTACTCTTGCTCGCTTTTCAGCGGCAGTGAATCCTGTATTGGCAAGAATTCAGGCGCAGCAAGGCCTGGATCGGTTCAAGGTACAAATTGATACTACCACGACTACTCAAGCAGACGTGGAAAACAATACGGTTCGAGGGAAAATCTTCCTTCAACCGACGCGATCCGTGGAATTCATTTCGCTTGATTTCGTTGTTACTAACGCTGGAACAGAAATTTAATCTTGCTGATGTATATTTAAGCACGTATAGGAGAAAACAAAATGGCAGAAACTCTTTCAGTTACCGACATGCTGCCCAATAAATTTGAGCCGAAAAGGAAATTTAGATGGGTATTTGCTTGTGAGGGTATTGATGCGTTTTTGATTAAGACCGCCGCTCGACCCACAATTAACACAGGTGAAATGGAAATTTCCTACATGAACTCAACTCGCTGGGTTGCTGGCAAAACGAAGTTCGACGCCTTATCGGTAACCTTACACGATCCGATCGCGCCTTCCGGTGCACAGCAGGTGATGGAATGGGTTCGTACACACTTCGAATCAGTTTCTGGTCGTGGTGGGTATGCCGATTTCTATAAGCGCGACTGTCAAGTTAAGATGCTCGATCCTGTTGGAACAGTTGTTGAATTATGGGATTTCAAGGGATGCTTCCTGACCTCGGCTGGGTTTGGCGATCTGGATTATGGCGCTGAAGATCCGATGGAGCTATCTCTCACGATCAGGTTTGACAACTGCGTATTACAGTATTAGATTATTTGACGCACGTCAATAACGTATCAAGAAAACGTCCCAATTTTACTTGGGACGTTTTTTATTTACACTGATTTCTGCAACTATAAGATTTATGGAGTGCTAATTGTGAGGTTTGTCTATGTCCACTAAGAAAGAGGGTACCGGTCGAAGCGAAATTTTTGGTGATATGAAAGAGCATATGCCATCATCGAATGTTATGAAAGATGATTTCGGCTTCGAAATACCAGTTGAAAATGTTCCGCTCCCATCAATGGGGCGATGTTATGCTGGGGATTCCCCTCTAGCGAATCAAGAAACAATACAGATTCGTGCCATGACGGCCAGAGAAGAAGACATTCTTACTTCTAAAGCCCTTATCAAGAAGGGAACCGTTATATCTCATCTGCTGAAGTCTTGTATGCTCAATAAGGCTATTGAACCAGATCAAATGTTGGCCGGTGATAGAAACGCAGTAATGATTGCATTACGAGTGACAGGCTACGGTGCGGAGTACAAAGTAGAAGTTGATTGTCCAGCATGCCAGCAACGATCGAAGCAAGCTTTTGATCTTGGCGGCTTAGAGATCAATCGCCTTGGTATCGATCCCGTGTCGGTCGGGGTAAATCTTTTCGAATTGCAGCTTCCTGTAACTAAGGCGAAGGTACGCTTTAAGTTCTTGACCGGTGCCGATGAGCAAGATATCATGGTCGAACAGGAGCGTCGAAAGAAACAGGGTCAACAGTCTGAGAATTTAATTACTTCTCGTCTGCGCTACTCCATCGTGTCGGTCAACGGTGTCACCGATAAGTCAAAGCTTGACCTCTTTATTCGTAGCATGCCTGCCAGAGATTCTTTAGCGTTCAGAACTCATCTTGATAAAAATGAGCCCGGAATTCAAATGAGAAGTTGGATGGATTGTACATCTTGTTTGGAACATTCGGAGGTACGGCTGCCCCTCGGGGCCGCGTTTTTTTGGCCTGACGAGTGACCACAAAGAGGCCTTTCTAGAGCACATCTTTGCCCTGATGTATTATATGGGGTTTTCGTACGTAGAGGTGTACAACATCCCCATATGGCAGCGCATATGGTTTATCCAACGCTTGAACAAAGAGCTTAAGAAAGCCAATGGTGATTCCAGGGCAGCACATGCAAATTCCGCTGATGCCAGGGCATTAATGGGCAAACATCGTGCACAAGTCCCGTCAAAATTACGTAGATTCACATAATTAAATGTTGAGGTGCCAGATGCAAAACGATAGAAAAGAATTTTTGTGTGATTGTGCTAGATATATTCGCGGTGAAGTAGAAGAAATTCGACTCCACGGAAAGAAGAAGGATGTGCTGCTGTTCGCAGATACCCTTAGAGAGTCCCGCGGTTTATTTCAGTGCCTAAATGAAAAAGAACCGCATGTTTCTAAAGTGCTCACTGCTCTTACGAAGAAAAGAACCGCTTCAAGGAAGTTGAAACAAGCCACTGGCTTTTCGTGGCCCTTTTAATCGATAGCTAGCGCAGATTTCGAACTGCCATATTTATATGAGAAAGAGGCGGTAAAAAAGCGTGGCTGACTCCAAAGAACTTCAGAATCAATTACAGATCCAGCAGGGTATCAATAAAGTCCTGCAAGATCGACAGAAGATTCTGGAGAAACAGCAGAAGTATTTATCATCGCAGGTAGACACTGCTGTTCAGCTTTGTAAGGCCCTGGAGTGTAAGGGCCTGGACGACATCCAGCAACGCATGAAAGAGGTCCAGGCAGGCCTGGCGGGGGCTGCACAAGAGGCCGGTGATGTCACCGATCGAATCGGTGAAGTGAATGACGCTCTCGATGACACAAATAAAAAAGCAGAGACGTCAGTAAAATCATTCGGTGAGCTGGTAGGGAAAATCAAGGAAACGAATGTGGCCTTGGCTGGCTTTGCCGTGGGCGCTGCAAAGGGCTTTAAAAGTGCGATAGCTGATATCAAGATGATGGGAGGTGCGATAGGCACCGCTATCAATGGTATCTTTAATATCGGCAAAGCTATTATCGCTATTCCGTTTCAGATGTTTAGTGGCTTGCTTGGCATGGCCAATAATTTGGCATCTGCCACAAATGTACTAGGCGAAGCCGTCGAAGAAGTTAGAAAAGAGTTTGGAAATCTTCACTCGAATGAGGGTAAGGCCCTCATGTCAGGGATGAGGGATCTCCAGTCGAGCGCTAGCGACCTGGGGGGCACAGGTGTAAGTCTTGGTAAAGTATACGGTGTCGGCCCCGGCGGCGTCGCCGCGGCGATGAAAGATCTTCAAGGTATCGCTAGCGCGTTGGGCTCGAAGTTCGGAATGCTTTCGGAGGAATTTGCGAATTCTGCTGGGGAAATTCTAGCGTTCAAAAAAGGAATGGGTCTGTCCGACGACGCGATGTCTGGATTTGCAACTAGAGCAATTTCCTCTGGTAAGAGTCTAACAAATACTTTACAAGATGTCGGAAATTACTCCATCCAGTTAGGCGACAAATTTGGCGTTTCTTCAAAGCTCATATCGAGAGACATGGGTGAGATGGCCGCTGATTTCAAGAACTTCGGAACGCTGTCGACTAAGGAAATGGCTGCCGCCTCAGTGTACGCACGTAAGCTCGGAATTGATGTTAAGGGTCTCCAAGGCGTTATTGGTCAATTTGACGATTTCGAGGGCGCAGCGGATTCCGTGTCTCAACTGAATCAAGCATTTGGAATTCAGCTGGATACCATGGCGATGATGAACGCCGAAAATCCTGCTGAGCGCATCGATATGATGAAGAATGCCTTCCATGAGGCAGGCAAGTCTGTCGAAGACATGACGCGTCAAGAACGTGCGCTGCTCGCAGAGCAAACCGGTCTTAGCGAAGAGGCTCTTGCCACTGCATTTTCACAAGAGAATATGGGCACTTCTTATGAGGACATCGCCGCCGGAGCAGATGAAGCAGAGGAGAAGCAACTTTCCCAGACGGAGGTCATGAATAAACTCGCTGATACGCTAGACCGAGTATTCAACTCCGGTCGGCAGTTCACGGGCGTATTCGATGCATTGGCTCAAGGTTTTTCCAAGGGTCTGAGTGACAACAAGGAATTCAGAGACCTCTTGAAGCAGATTAGAGAAGCCATGCAGGTGGTCTTTGACTTTGGTCGAGAGCTAGGTCAGATGTTCGCAAATCTTCTCGGCGATATGGGCGTTTTTTCTGCCATCAAAGATCTTTTCAATATTGACGACATTAAGAATCTTCTCGGTATAGGCGGAACGGGTGGAGTCTTAGGGATATTCAAGAAATTTAAGGATTCCATTACTGGTAAGGGGGACTATAGCCCTCAACAAATGGCTCAAGAGCTCACTGATTTATTTAAGAATTTCTTCGCAGCAAAATCAGGCCCCCTGGGAAAACTAAGCAAGATGATCGAGCAGGGGATTATATTCCTCGGTGAGCAGATCGCGAAGATGATTCCGTGGGTAGCCGACAAGTTTGTCGCCATGATTCATGGAATAATAGACGTAGTAAGGAATCCCGATGCTGTTAGGGACGCCGCGAAGGACGGGATCGGCGGTGCGATGTCCCAGGCCATGAGCCAGATCGTTCCTGCGCTGATGTCAGCAGTCGGAGATATGATAGGGGCGTTAGTTGAGCTGATAGGGGCTGTCTTATGGGAGAATAAGGGCAAGTTAGCCGCAGTCGGCGCTGTAATGATGGCGTGGGTTTTCGGAAAGATGATAGTTCTGGGTGCAATGAATGCAATCGGAGCAGCTGTCGGTGCGGTTGCCGTGAAGAAGCTGACTGACTGGATCTTGTCAATGGTGGGAGATGTCGCTGAGCAGACCGAACAACAGATGCCCGATCCAAGACAAATGGAACAGATGGGCGAGAGCGTCGGCGCAGGCCTGAAGTCCGCGATCGAACAGATCAATCAATTGGAAGAGGGCGATATGATGAAGGCGGGCTGGAAATTAGCTGTGCTTGTTGCTTCATTCATTCCCGCTGTTATTGCATTTTCAATTGCCATTGCCATAGCCGCCGGGATTATTGGAATGGTATCGTGGTCTAGCCTCGGTAAGCTGATGGTAACAATGGCTGTAATGATTCCATTCCTTGCTCTGGTAATGATAGCCGCAAAATTCTTAGACCCCGGAACGATGTTATCTTCTGCTGTCAATATGGCTTTAGCTGCCGTTGCAATAGGGCTCGGGATGATTCCGTTCGCCGCGGCCCTGTGGGCTGTCCACGCGTTGATAGGCGGAATCCCATTTAAAGAAATTGCAAAGATAATGGCCATTATGGGTTTGGCAGTTTTAGCGGTATTTGTTATCTCTAAACTCGGTCTTTTGTTGGCACCACCAGTAACAATCCCAGGTCTAGCGTTTATGGCTCTAGCTGGTTTAGCGATGTCGGTTAGTATGGTGATCTTCGCCGTTGCATTACGCGTCGTTCACGCGATATTAGCGCCATTGCCCTTCAAGGAAATTGTTAAGGTGTTCGCTATGCTCGGTCTGGCTATTGTCGCCACTATTGCCCTTGCTGCGACTGCGTTAGCTGGTCTTGCAATCGCTGCAATGTTCCCGGCGATGGTGGTCGGGCTGTTAGCCGCCGCGGCATTTCTAACTGTGGGCGTTGCCATCTTCGCTGGTGCGTTATTCCTTGTTTCAAAGATTCCCCTGCCTGATATTTCGACGACTGCTGAGATATTTGCATCGATAGGAATTGCGCTCCTGGCTCTTGTTGCGCTCTCCGTTGCTGGTATAGCTTTCGCCGTAATAATGCCCTTGCTCCCTATCATGACAGTCGGCTTGATAGCCGCAGCGGCCTTTTTTACCGCTGGTGTTACAATTTTCGTGACAGCACTCGCGCAAGCAGAAAAAATGGCAGGTGCGACAATCAGCTCCCCAGCAATACAAGCAATGATAGACACCATGATCAACGTGATTCTAGCCATGAAAATGTTGATACCCTTGGCTGTCGTATTTACGGCTCTATCTCCCATTCTTCCGATCTTGGGGATTGGCTTAAGGGCAATGGGCAAGTTCTTTGTCAGCGCCGCTGAATCAGTGGCATCGATGATTACAGCCGCAGAGGGAATTCCTATGAAAGACCCCGAGGACCTTGCAAAAAGACTAGAGGTAGTCGGTCACATCGCGAAGGCTCTTCAAGCGCTGGGTGGTCTTGCCATCGACGCCGCGAAATTAGGCGTTGCTTCTGAATTGATGGGTGGACCATCGATGTCAGAGGTGTTCGAGGCGATGGGTGGCTTCTTAGATAAGATCAAGGATACTTTGGTCTCCACCGTCGAAACCCTTGTCAAGATGGCGATGGGTTTCAGCAAGTCGCAACTTGAGAAAGCGTCGGTTGTAGCGTCAGTCGTCGAAGCGGTTGCTAGTTTCGCCGCAGCCATGGCGGAACCGCTGAAAGTGGTGCAATCAATGACAGGGTTTTTCAACCCCAGCGTAGCGAGTAATATGGCTGTTGTAATCAGTGGTCTCGGTGACATTATGGATATGTTGGCCGAGAAATTACCAATGATAATCGGTGGGCTTGTTAAGGCTGGTGAGGGCATTCCTTCGGGCTTTGGAGAGAAAGCAGAAGCGATGAAGATCATGTTTGAGGCCCTTGGTCCAATGATGAATGCGTTGGCCAAGGTTCAAGAGATCATGGAGGCCTCCCTTGAGGGTATAAACGGCCCGCAGATTGATGAGCTTTTTGGAGGTATGGCCGGCGCGCTTACAGCAATTACAGGTGTGATGCCTGGAGTCGTCGCGGACTTGAACGCGCTAGTAGGTGCCGAGCAGATGCAGGAGCAGGTTGCGAAACTAGAGACGATGTTTACAGCCACTGAGGCGTTAGCGAATGTATTAGGAAAATTTGCAGAGTTCGCTGAAGGACAAAGCCCTGGACTCATGGGTAAGGCGGGCGCTGCCATCGCTGGCCTTTTTGGAGGGGGTGAAGCGGAGACACCTGCCGTCGCGGTGATCAAGTCTATGGTGGATGACATGGTTAAAATCAATGATGTCATGGCCACTTTACCGGAAGTCAACATCGCCGCGAATCTCCAGCAGATTGCAGACGCTTTTGGTGTTACTGAGAGCATAGCAGTTGAAAATAAGCCAGTTAATATTACGATTAACTTGAGCGTCACTATGGATGCGAATAAGGTGGGCGCGGTACTCGTCGACAAGTCAGTTATGACAACGGCCCTCGCCACAGCAGGAGGAGCAGCATAATGAGTAAAGAAGAAAGTGTCGGTTTCAGTCCTGAAGATTTGGAATATTTGCAAAGCTGTATGAAGCACAGTGATGAGATGATGGCAAGTGTCGAAAGAATCATGGAGATAATAGAAGAATTAAAACAGCATCCCGAAGCTGTGCAAAAAGCTCTAGAAGAGGTACTTAAGAATAGTGGCTGATGACGTTACAGATGTTGACTTCGCTCCAGCTGGTACGGGAGGAAGCGGTGTTGTTCAGGAGGGCGATGACTTAAAGGAGTCGTCAAGGAACACTCTTGCCTCTTATATGAGCTCGCTGACGACGAACGCACGAACTCGTAATGCGTATCCGGTAGAGGATTCCACGTACATTGAGACGTCATATTTGAACGCTGATGGCTCACCTGCATCTATCGAGATGGGTGGTCAAGATGCTGCGACGGCAGGATATACCGATACGCTCGGAGGTAATAGCGAGCAAGCATCTGCTGCAAGAACATCTTTCGATATGCTGAGCAATTCTGGGAAGTTTGATGAAGCAAGTCCCACCGCGCAACCCTTGTCATCGTTCATGGATAAAAACAACCAACTTGACGGACATGCAGTACTGTCTGATATCCAGGGGACAAGACCACCATTTGAACCGGGTGTTGGAAATCAATACGGTGAAAAGCGAATAGAGATACCGACGTACGCACCGGTCCAGCAGAAAAAAATATCCGCGATCCTCACTAGCCATAATCGGTTTAATCCAGATGGTGAATCTCCCTATATCGAAGATGGACAGTTCACTCACGCAACTGCGATAGAGCAACCTGAGTTCGGAGTACACGCTAACGAGGGTGATGAAATTTTATTTAGCGAACTCCGAAAGGTCGCTGCGTCGTTGTTGCTACGTCAAACAGGTCACGCAAAAGAAGATGACGCAGATCCAGATAGCGCTCTGCAAGTCATTGCATCGCTACTTCCGACCGGTGAACAGTCTGGTCATACAAAAATAACGATGGACTTTTTGAGGGCTGCCAACGCTTACGGTGCGCCCGATAAACCGTCGCTGGATGCTGAGTTACTTTACGATGAGATGGGTAATCCTCTTCTAGCGTCAAAGAGCTTTGGCGCTCTAAATTCACATTTGGAGCCTTTCACTGGTAAAAACCGTACCGCTATGCTTGCTGTCGCTCTTAGCGGCATGACTGGAGTAATTCTGGGTGCGGCCGCAATCGCCGCAGTGATGCTGTTACTAGACACTGGCGGCGGAAGCCCTGTTCCCACAATTCCATCAGCGATGCGGATGGGCTCTCACCGAATTGAATCTCAAAGAACACGAATAATGCGGATGATTGGCATCCCTGCGCTTAAACACGATTTTACCTTATGTGTTATTATGGGTATCATAGAGTTTTTGGGGCTAGGAAATGCTGTCGATCCTCCTGACCCCAGGGTCGCGACCGCAGGTTGGCCTGGCATTATTTTATGGTGGGAGAGCCTGGGTTCGAATATAGACCAGATTGCCGAGAATGTAGTTTTGACTTCTGGTAATTTCGCAAACTTATTCAGGGTTCTTAATCGTGATATCGTTCGATTTGTCATGGCTATAGATGATATCGTTCTTGATTCTCTTGATGTGAACCCACTTTTAGTTGCTTATCAATTGGTGACAAGTCTACTTTCTTTTCCTTCATTTCGGTTTATCATGGTTCTTGCTGTTATTGGCGATATCGCTGTAATGAGAGCTAGAAGGTCTTTTCCATTAGGTGGTCGAGGTGGCAACCCGCTGGAGCAGATGCCTGATAATGGACAAACACGCCAGGCCAAAAGCAGAATAGCAAGAGACAAATCAGAGCTGGCATGGCGCCACCGCTCTGCTCCCGGTCGGTTCCTTTTACCAACGAAATTAAAGTCTGCGTTCTCTGTCTTTGATATGGGATTTGGGACACCTGATACGTTGATGGCTCTGGTAGGTGATACTAAGGGAGATACAGGGGACAGTTTTCCGGATCAGAACGCAGACACAACAAGACATTGGGATAAGCAACAGCGAAAGGGGCTGTTGTCTCAAGTTAGTAGGCTTCCACAAGAAATGGTGTCGCAATTAGAGGACCAATTTGAAATAGAGTATATGCCCTTTTATTTTCATGATCTTCGTACAAACGAAATTGTGGGATTTCATGGGTTCCTGTCAAACATCAAGGACTCGTACTCTGTCAGCTATCAGGATTCCAGCGGTTACGGTCGAATTGATAAGGTTAAAATTTATCAGAGCACTGAGCGTAGCATTTCTATTGATTTTTGGATTGTGTCTACATCACCCCAAGACTTTGATTCGATGTGGTGGAGCGTCAATAAGCTAATCACATTACTATATCCACAGTGGTCGATGGGAAAACAGGTGCAGGCTGGCGAAAAGCATTTTATTATGCCCTTTTCACAAATTCCCACTGCTTCCCCCATGATACGATTACGAGTGGGGGATGTTATAAGAAGCAATTACACAAGGTTTAACTTGGCGCGGTTATTCGGTATTGCGGAATCTGCTGATTTGGAAGGCGGCCGCCAAGATGCACCATCCGGTGCACCATTTGATGTTGTAACGATTGAGCGGGTATCTCAGGCCGATCAAGAGGCTCATGATGCTGAGATAGCAGCATTTAATGAGAGATTCTCGCGTGAACCCTCCGCGCCCAGCGACGAGGCTCATGGCTTCGCTGTTGGAGATATAGCGATATTAAAAGCATCTTCAAGGGGATACACGACATGGGATACTGGTGCAAAGCCCGGGCTCCCAACCCCTGTTGGAGCAACTCACGTTGAGCAAACTCCATTTCTTAGTAGGACAACCGCAAATGGAACGGTAGAAATTATGGGGCGTACGTGGATTGGTGGTGGTGATTACGACCCAACGGACGTCGATGGCGACGGTACCATCGATCAGTGGGATAGCGATGTGCAATTATCAATGGGGGAAGGTAGTCATAACATCGAATATGCGGTCCAGTATGTAGACCGGGATGATGTTGGTGATCCGTACGGTCCAGTGAGCGCAAAAGGTCATTATCATTCTTATTTTGTTTTGCAAGAAGACCTAATTCCGATTGGTCCAGCTGACCCGAACCCAACACCCACGACGCTGGAAGAACAGATGCAGGAAATTTCCGATTTCTTTGATCCGAAAAATAACGCTATTGTAAGTTCGTTCGAAGCCGCCGGCGGACGAGGGCTAGCTGGGTTTATTACATCATTCGATATGGATTATGGAGATGCGATGTGGGACATGGAATCGATGGGCCGACGGGCACCTACTGCAATGAAGATATCAATCCAATTTGCACCGATACACGATATCCCGCCGGGTATAGACAACAACGGCTTTACAAGGGCGATAAATTATCCTGTTGGTGAAATTGCTGGAATGTTTGGAACTGATCAATACGATCGGGGCTCTGCTGGTACTGTACCTGTTTCCGATATAGGCTCAGGAGCTGCTCGCCGGACTGGAGGAGTCGATGCTGGAAAAATTACACGAGATCGTTTCCAAGCTGCTGTCCGTGAGGCATTTGGTCGAGCCGGTGGAAGAATTGACGAAGGAGAATAATGATGACTGTGCAAAGATATAGAAGGGCTCCGAAGTTAAAGAGAGGAAAATTTTATGGGACTTTCTCACCCGGGCTTCACATTTATCGAGCGGTACAGCGTAACAAGATAAAAGTAACCTCATACACAACATCAGAAACAGAGCGTTTAGATGTTTTAGCAGGTAAATATTACGGAGATGGAACGTTGTGGTGGGTCATCGCTGCAGCTAGTGGGATTGGGTGGAATTTACAGGTGCCGCCCGGGACGTATTTGGCAATTCCGCTTGACATAACCCAGATAAATAGCATGCTAGGATGACAGGTGGATGGCGTTAGTTGACGACAAGCTTTCTTTTGTTGTGGAGGCTCTTGGGAGATATTTTTCTATAATATCGAAAGAAGAATTTATTTCTGTTTTAGCTTTTGGTGGAGAAGAAGATCTTGCTGAATTTGGTACTACTTCATTTACTGACAATGATCCATTACGGAAGCTGGTCCGTCTATTAATGAACACAACAGAGGGCGGTGTTATTCAATACGACATCGTTAAAGAACTGGGTGATATGTTGTCTGGTGACGATGCTGCTGACCAAG